CGCCGCCCGCGCCGCCGAATCCGCCGACGCCGCCGCCTACGCCGCCTACGCCGCCGCCCACGCCGCCCGCGCCGCCGAATCCGCCGACGCCGCCGCCTACGACGCCACCGACGCCGCCGCCGCCGCCCGCGCCGCCGAATCCGCCGACGCCGCCTACGCCCGAAAGAAGGCGCTGGCCGAGTGCGCGGACTGTGTGCGTCGGTTCTATCCCCACCCACCTACCCCGCCGGAACCGGAGACACCGAAATGACCAAGCGTATCGCGAAGAAACGGACGGCGCTCTCCGTGGCCTACGGGTTCTCGGTGCCGTTCGCGCTGGCACACGCCCGTCCGTCGTTCTACGCCCTCCCTCGCCGCGAGCGTCGTGTCCCGCTTCGCTGGGCGCACGGGAACTCGGCGTGAAGGCAGGCGCGGCTCGATACGCCGCCAAGCGGTACGCTTCCCAACCGGAGAAAGACAATGGCTGACCATCGGTACACAAAGGGGCGCACTACCAAGATTGCCGAGGGGGCGTTCTTTATTGACCCTTCGCTCGACTACACGGACGGCTACCGCGTGACCGTGGGATGGAGCGACGAGGACGAGGCGTGGATCGCGCAGGTGTCGGGGTGCGTGGGCGATACCGCCTGTCTCGCGCACGGCCCGACGAAGGAATCCGCCCTGCTCAACCTCGCCTGTGCGATGGCCGCAACGCTCGACGCCGTAAGCGAACCCGCCACCCCCACCCCACCGAGCGAGCGGTGCGGCGACATTGGGATTGGCCTGACGATGGGCGGCACCCCACCGAGCGCGAGCGGCTTCTGCTCGACCTGCGGCGCGCCCGAAGAAGATGGACTGATTTGCCACAAGAGTTGGTGCGCCCGTACCAGAGAGCCACCGAGCGCGAGCGTGGAGGAGGCAAGGCGGAAGCTAGGACACCACCTGATACTCTCGGATGAGGCTGGGGAAGCCGTGAACGCCCTGATTCAGTCCGTCCGCTCCGACGAACAGGCCAAGCGGGGGACGCTGACGCTCGCGCAGCTAGAGGCCGTCGCGGACGCGGCAGGCAAGGCGGTGCGCTCCGGTGTTGCCTCTGAACAGGCCAAGCGGCCCACGGTCAGCAGGGAGGCGGTGGAGTGGTTGCGAGGCTGGATCACGTATTTCAGTGACCACGGGTGCTTCGACGACGCCCAGCGCGCCCGCGAACTCCTCGCTGCGGTGGAGGGGAAGTGACGCACTTTCTCATCGCCCCCCGCGTCAACTCGCCCTGGTGGCCGCTCGCGCTCGCGTCCGCTCTTGGCAACGGCCGCGCGCCCGACACCTACCCCGTCGCGTTTCACGACTGGCTGCTCTGGCTTTACGCGTTCGCGCGGAAGGGCGAGGGCTTTCAGCCGGCGCCGGCGGGGCTCACGTTGGATCGACTTGAGGAGGCGGCATGAAGATCGACGAACTCACCATCACCGTGACGATCAAGGGAACCTGCGCGACGTGCAAGCATATGGAGCCACTGGGCGCGGCAGATCGCAGTGCTGAACTGTACTTCTGGGGCTACGGGTCTCGCGACGGAAAGCCCATCGGCATGACGGGAGCCGAGGAGGCTGGCGTGTGCGGGTTCTGTGTTGCCGTCGAGCGTCGCGTAGATGATGGGCCGGTCACTGGCGCCGTTGCGCTGACCGACGACAGCCGGCAGGCAGCGCTCGTGGTCACGCCCGACTTCGGCTGCGTGATGTGGGAGGGCAAGTGAGCAATATGGCCATGACCGTTGCGCCATCACCGACGATGGAACCGGGAGACCTCATCACGTACGGCTTCGACGGCGAGACATCGGAAATCGTGCGCGTGACAGACGTGCGCGGCAACGTCACGCTTACCGTGCGCTACTTGCACGGCCCACGCATCGAGGCGCTACGATTCTTCGTCGAACGCTTTGTGCTCTGGCCCGTGCGGCGTGTCTGGCGGAGGTTCAAGTGAGCTACCCCGCCTTAGATTCCTTCGCCGCCGATCACCGCATCCGCCGCAGCACGTTCCGGCTCTACATGCACCTGCAGCGGAGCGTGCTGCACCACGCCGAGCCGCGGGAAGTGCGGATCTGGTATCTCAAGGACCGCCTGCACATGGGGGCGACGGCGATCATTTCGGGCCTGAACTGGCTCGTGCTCAACGGCTACCTCATCGAGCACGGGCGCGGCCAGCGCATGGTGCGCAGCTTCACGCTCGCATGGTCGGTGCTCGAGGACCATTCCCGAAATAGGAGCGGTTCGGCCGCGTAGTTTCCTCGGGCGTGGGTATCGTGTATGAGAGATGCCACGCCTCGCCAAATCGCCCGCCGCGGCCCCGAAGGGCGCAGAGTCCTCCTCGCTGAATGCCCGCGAGTTGCGATTCTGCGCCCGTTACGTGGTGCACCTGAATGCCACGCTGGCGGCGAAAGAGGCGGGGTACGCGGACAAATCAAGCAAGCAACGCGGGCACGAGTTGCTGCAACGCCCGGCGATCCAAGCTGAGATCGAGCGCCTCGTGCACGAGACGACGGCCGCCGCGCAGGCTTCCGCCGAAGACGTGCTGCGCGAGTTGGCGGTGATCCTCCGCTCCGACGTGCGGCACTTCACGGTGAACGCGAGCGGAGAGCTTGCGCTGGCCGACGGGGCGCCGGAATCGGCGTGGCGGGCGGTGTCGGGCGTCAAGTACCACCACTCCAAGCATGGCCGCTCGGTGGAGTTTCGGCTCTGGTCGAAGACGGACGCGACCCGCCAGCTCGGGGAGTATCACAAGCTGTTCATCAAGCGGCACGAAGTAGAACTCCCCGCCGGCGGGGGCGTGCTGGCGGTCCCCCTGCCGCTGGATGCGGCGCAATGGGGGACGCTAGCCGCCGCGCAGCAGACTGAACTCCTCAAGCATCCCGCCGCCGCCGCGCCGGGTGCGCCGTGATGGCGGTTGCTGCCGCGCTGATGCTGGCCAGTGCGCCGAACGTGGCGTGGGCACCGATGCCCGGCAGCCAGACGCTCTTTATCACGTCGCCCGTTTTCGAGACGCTGTACGAGGGCACGCGCGGACCCGGCAAGACCAATGCGTTGCTGATGGACTTCTGCCAGCACGTCGGACAGGGCCACGGCGCGGCATGGCGCGGGATTCTCTTTCGCCAGAGCTACCCCGCCCTCGCCGACGTGGTCGCGAAGTCGGAAGAGTGGATTCCCAAAGCGTTCCCCGGCGCGGCGTTCAACAAGTCGAGCTACACGTGGCACTTCCCGCAGGGCGAGGAGCTGCTGCTCCGCTACATCGACACACCGAAAGATTACTGGTCCTATCACGGCCACGAGTACCCGTGGATGGGCTGGGACGAACTGACGAACTGGCCGGACGCAAAGTGCTACGACATCATGCGGTCGTGCTGCCGGTCGTCGAAGCCAGGCATCCCGCGCAAGTATCGCGCGACCGCAAATCCGCACGGACCCGGCCACCATTGGGTCAAGGCACGATTCATCGACGCGGCCCCGCGTGGTGTGGTGGTGCAGGACAAGCGCGGCAATCAGCGCGTGACGCTTCACGGGCACTGGAGCGAGAACCGCTTCCTGCTCGCGAACGATCCCGAGTACGTCAACCGCCTGCTTGAAGCGACCGAGGACGATCCCGACCAGCAGGCCGCGTGGGTGGATGGCTCGTGGGATGTCGCCGCCGGCACGTTCTACGGTGCCGTGTGGTCGCGAACACTCCACGCGATTCCGCCGTTCGACATCCCACCGCACTGGCGCATGGATCGCTCGTTCGATTGGGGCTCGTCGAAGCCGTTCAGCGTCGGGTGGTGGGCCGAGTCGGACGGCACGCGGGTGAAGCTCCGCGACGGCACACACCGCACGTTTGCGCGCGGCACGCTCATTCGCGTGGGCGAGTGGTACGGGTGCGTCGAGGGCAAGCCGAACACGGGCCTGCAGCTCGACGGCGCCGCCATCGCGCGGGGGATTCTGGAACGCCAAAAGGCGCGCTGGCCGGGACGCCTCATTCATCCCGGACCCGCCGACGCCTCGATCTACGACGTGCAAGACGGGCACTGCATCGCCGACAGTTTCAAGAAAGCCGGCGTGACATGGGTGCCGGCGAACAAGGGGCCGGGCTCGCGCAAGAATGGCTGGGAACTGCTGCGCGAGCGACTCGGCAACGCCAAGCGCCATCCCGTCGAACGCGCCGGGCTGTTCGTCTTCGACACTTGCCGCGACTTCATCCGCACGGTGCCGATGTTGCCGCGCTCGGAAAAGAACCCTGACGACATCGACACGTCGGCCGAGGATCACATCGCCGACGAAACGCGCTATCGCGTCCTCGCCGCCCCCGCCCCCTCCGTCGGCTTCCAAGCCCTCACGATCTGAGCCCTCTCATGGCCAACACCGACAAGCCGCACCTGCCGAACTACGTGAGCCCCGCACGGCGCAAGATCGACGCCGACCTCAAGCTCATCGACAACCTGCTCGACGGCCCGCGCGCCATGTGGGAGGCGTCGAACCAGCCGGGCTACATCCGCAAGTGGAAGGACGAGGCGCCCGAGGTCTACGACCTGCGCCGGCTTGGCGAGCCGTGCTTCGGGGGGCTCGACCGCACGCTCACCGCCGCCGTGGGCATGATGTTCCGCACGGCGCCCGTGATGACGTGGAACGCCAGCGAAACCGCGATGGCGGCGCAGTGGGCGAACCTCGACGGAGCGGGGACGCACGGCGACGTGTTCCTCAAGCGCTTCGCCGAGATCGCGCTCCCGCAGGGGCTCGCGCTTATCCTTGTCGATCATCCGCCGCGCCCGGTGGACGAGAACAAGCAGCCGATTGTCATCACGATGGCGAACGAGGCCGAGTACAACTTCCGCCCGCTATGGACGCGCTACGAGCGCGAGCACATCGTGAGCTGGCAGGTCGGCACGGTGCAGAACCGGCAGACCATCACGCAGATCGTGTTCAGCGAGGAGGCCGAAACCCCGTCGGGCTTCGGCGTCAAGTGCACCACGCAGTACCGCGTGTTGCGTCTCGTGCAGGGCATCGCGACCTGGTCGCTGTACGAGCCGGTCAAGGACAACCCCGAGGACATCGACGGGTTCCGGCTCGTCGGCAGCGGCATCTTCCGCAACCGGAACGGCGAGGTCATGCGCGGTCGGCTGCCGATCGCGGTGGCCTACACGGGGCGCACGGAGAAGCCGCTTGACGCCGACATGCCGCTGCTCCCCGTCGCCTTCGCGAATCTCGGGCACTGGCAGGCCGCGACCGATCTGACGTTCGGGCGCCGCGTGGCGGCCATCGAGCAGCCCGTCGTGACCGGCGAGCTCAAAGGGGGCATCGACAGTGCCGGCAACGTCACGCCGGGGCAGGTCCGTCTCGGTTGGCTCGTGGCGGTGCATCTGGAAAGCCAGGGCACGTTCACCTGGCAGGGGCCGAGCGGCAAGGGGCTCGAGCAGCTCGCAAAGGGCCGCGACGAGAAACTCGTCGAGATGGGCCAGCTCGGGCTCTCGTTCCTGATTCCCGACGCGCGCGCGGCCGAAACCGCCACGGCCAAGCGGCTCGACAAGGTGGCCGAGCACGCGACGATTGCCACCGCGGCGCAGGGCATCGCGGACGCGGCCAACGAGGCGCTCGAGTTGCACGCGTGGTATCTCGGCATCGAGAAGGCGGGCGCCCCGACCGTCGCGCTTTCGACCGACTTCGAGGCCAGCGGCCCCGACGCGCCGCTGCTGACCGCGTTCGCCGCGCTGAGCAAGGCCGGATTCCCGAAGCAGCCGCTCGTCGAGGCGATGCAGCGGATGGAGCTCGTCGCCGCCGGCGCCGATGTCGCGAAGATCGCGCAGGATTGGGAGGATGGAGAGGCGGCGTCGAACGCGGCCGCGGCCGACATGGCCGCGATCAACACGGCGGCGGGTGTGCCGCCGGTGGGTGTGGCGGCGTGACCGTCATCGCATGGGACGGCATGACACTGGCCGCTGACAAGAGAGCCGTCACGGCCGGCGCCTGCGCGACGGTGACAAAGATCTTTCGACGCGCCGGATTCCTGATTGGCGTTTCCGGCTCATTCAAGCACGGAATGGCGGTGGCCGACTGGATCGAGGCGGGCGGCAAGCCCGATGACTACCCAAAGGCCGACAAAGACGATGCGAGCCACACCCTCGTGATTCATCCCGACGGACGCGTGGTGAAGTACGAAGGCACTCCGTGGGGGTTCGAGATTGAGGATCGTTTCGCGGCGACCGGCTCAGGCCGCGACTATGCCCTTGCCGCGATGTATTTGGGGCACGATGCGCGGACGGCCGTTGAGGTGACCAACGCGCTGTCGTGCGATTGCGGCAACGGCGTAGACACCATGAGGTTCTCGGATCCATGACCGCCGCCGAGTTCTGGCGTCGCGTGAATGCGCGCGCGGCGGCGAACCAGCCCGCCCTCGCGAAAGAGATCCAGCGCGCCTTCCGCCTGCTCCGCGAGGCCATCAGCGAGCGCGAGGCCGCGGCGTTCATCGCGCGCGGCGACGTGGACGGGTTCATTCGCTCGACGTTCGGGCAGGCCGCCATCGACCACGCGACGCAAGACCTCCGCGACACGATGCGCAACCAGACGGCGCAGGCGGTCACGACGTATGGCAAGCTGATGCCGGCGAGCGTGGCCGATCCGAAGGTCGTCACCATCGCGTTCGACTTCCTGAGTCCGCGCGTCATCGACGCCATCACGGCGCTCGATACCAAGATCATTCAGGGGCTCGCCGCCGACGTGCGCGAGACGGTGCGCGCGCACATTGAGAACGGCCTGCGCGACGGCGTCAATCCGCGCGAGGTCGCCCGCTCGGTGCGCGACGTGGTGGGGCTGTCGCCGAAGCAGGAAGAGGCGATCCGCAACTACCGCGCGTCGCTTGAGGCCGGCGAGAAGGGGAAGGCGCTGCGCTACGGGCTGCGTGACAAGCGCTTCGACGCCAGCGTGCGAAAAGGCGACCTGACGCCGGCGCAGATCGAGAAGCTGACCGACGCCTACCGCCGCAAGATGGTGCAGTACAACGCCGAGACGCTCTCACGCACCGCCGCGCTCGACGCGCAGAAGATGGGCCAGCAACTCGCGTGGCAGGATGCCCAGGCGAAGGGGCTCATCGACGGCACGCTGATGAAGCGCTGGAAGACGGTCGGGGATGATCGTGTGCGCGATGA